TTTTCTGCATCAACATTTGCCTTCTGAATGGCGAGAGCTTTATCGGCCCGAGTCTTCTCTAGTAATAACTCTTCCGTGACCCCTTTATTAGTCGCCATGATCCTTTGCTCTTCAGCGGCAAATTTAGCATCAATTTTTGCCTGCTCAATTCCCTGGAGTTGTTCAAGCTCTAAGGCAAAATTTTCATCGGTGATTTGCCTCTTCATTAAATCCTGCTCGGCCTCCCAAGCGGCGTTTTCTACATAGGATTGCTGAAGGGCAAGGTAAGCAGCGTTTCTTGAATCAATGAGCTTCTGGTCACTTTCACTTATTGGAGATGAGTTCTTTAAAGCTGGATTTGTTGTTGGCGCTGGGTTACTTGCGGAAGCTTCTGAGATTCTTCTAGTGGATTGGTTTATTTGGTACTGAAGCTTATCAAGCTGAGCAGTTAAGGACTTCACCTCTGTCTTGGCATCATTAACTGTTCTTAGGTCAAATCCAATTCCACCCTTCGCAATTTGCTGATACTTCTCTAGTCTTGCCGTCAAAAGGGCGTACTGCTCAGAGAGAACATTGACCTTGGATTCACTATCCACAAAGGTCTTTTTGTTCGCTTCAGTTTCAATCCGAGAAGTTTGAATCTGTTCAATTAGTCTCTGAAAAACATTCGTTAACCCAGAGGTAGCGGTTTTGACAAAATTTGAGTTCGTCACTAGTCCCCCAAGCTCCTCTTGAAGGTCTGAGTATGCGTTACCTAGCGCCGTGACCTGGCCAGAATAAGTCTTAAGCTCATTGGCGGCGGCCCCTGAGAATTTAGCATTTACAATCTCAAAGGCCTGTCCTGACTTTAACTGCTCTTCAGTGAGTTTTTTTAATTCTGGAATATATTTGGCCAATCGATCCGCACTTCCAGAAAATGTTTTCCCGAGCTTTTCTACATTACTCTCAAGTGAACCCCCGAATGTTGCGGATAAATTCGCCGCTGCCTGGACGAGTTCTTTAGCTTGTTGATTGGTTGCTCCAAAGGATTTGGCAACCGCTAGCTGCCCAACAATGACCTCATCACCAAACACAGAAATCTTCTGCATGGCCGAAGCAAAATTTAAAAGGTCCTCACTCGCTTCCTCAGTAAAACTTCCGCTCGCCCTTAATGCCTGGTTTAATCTGTTAATCGCATTCTCTTGTTCAACCGCTGCATTGATGGATCCCAGGACGAAACTTTTTATGGCATTGGCCGTCCCTATAATTGCCTCACTGGCAAGATTGGCGATGGTTACTCCACCGACTAAACTTTTGAATCCTCCGGACACACCTTTGGTTAATTCACCCATAACCCCTAATTCTTTATCAGCGGTCTTACTCATCTTGGTGAATGAATCTTCGGTTTTATTGACCTGGTTCACAATTTTAGTGAGACCCGCAAGCACGGCCTTTTCTTCTAAACTTATTTCAACTGAGACTTTATTTTCGGCCATGTTTTAAACTCTTTTTTAATTGTTCGGTTTCTTTTTGAGAGATAAGAACTTCTAAATAATTCATCGCCTCAAGGTATTTTGCGGGCTGCTCAAGTAGGCCTCCACTAAAGGCGAGAATGCCTTTTCTAAAAAGGCGGTGAACGTCCAAGAGTTGAGCGTATGAATCAACGTAGAAATTACCAGGGCATTTAGTGTAAAAGATTCCTTCCATGGCCTCTCTCTTAAACTCAGTTTTACCCGTGCACCCTTTTCTCTGCTCTCGGTAACGCTCATCGGTTTTTAAAATGCAACGTGAGCATTGAAGGGCCGGATTATAAATCACTTCTAGGGAGCTTTTTAAAATTACTAAATCGTAATTTGTAAGCTCATTATGCTCCATGGTTTTCCAGAAAAAATATTCAAGAAAACTTATGGGCTTTTTTTTTCTTCTTCCGAGAGCTTTTGAACTCTCTCAATCATTATTCCCTTAATGGGTTCATTGGTAATAGGGTTAATGACCTCACCTAATATGCCATTTACGATTTGAATATTGGCAACGCTAAAGTAAGTGTTCACCAAAAATGATAAAAGCTCTTCAGCGCAGAGATCACTAAGGAATTCCCCATCAAATTCTAATTCATAGGCGTTATCATCTAAATCTTTTAATCCCTCAACCGCTTTCACTGAATGCTTAATTAGGTAATGCTCTTGCGAGGCCTTATCAATATAAAGCTTTCCGGCCTTGTCTTGGCGAATAAGGGAGGTCATTTCAATTTTTTGACGACCTGAAAGAGGGGCGACCGTTACGGTCACGCCCTCTAACTTTATTTTAAACCTGTCCGATAGCCTTGAGATTTTCATTTTAGATGAAGCTTAAAAATAAAGTGTCATTACCCTTAGACCTAAAAGCTTTGAACTCAATGGCATCTAGTAAAATACCATCTGCATCTTGCGCTGGCATATTAGTGATCTTCACATTTGGAAGCCAGAGAGCGATCACTTGATTATATTCACCATTATTTTCAGTCGGGTTAAATGCGTAGGAAAATAAAGATGTGATAGTTCCGTTTTCAAACTTCTCCCAACGCTCAACTGAATCAGCACTCATATATGGATTAATTGAAGCAGTCACGGTGAAGGCAGTTTTTCTGGTTCCAATTTTACCAGTCGGGGAACACGCACTTAAAATGTCTGCTTTAGTATTCTCTATAGATAACCCTAGTTCAGTGTAATCCACTTCTTCTTGTCCAACCCAAGCACAGGCGTGCTGAAGGACAGGAACCTTAGCATCCTCTGAAAAGTCAGGCGTTAACGTAGGAGTTCCCACTTCACGAGATAGATCCAGGCCCTCAAGGGAGAAGCTCATCGAGGGAGTCTGATTCGCTGTCCACCCCTCAAGGGTTCCTGAAACTACTTTAAGCCCTAGGGCCTTTTCTTTTATCTCTCCCCCTAAGTAGTGGGTCACTGACATGGAAGGAGAATTAGTGTCATGAAAATAAGTGAGAGTTTTTTCTATTTCAAAGGCCCCAACTGGAAGTCCCATTAGTGGGATGGCAAGGATAAGCCCACATGAACCCGCTTCACTTACAATTTCTTTTATGGGTCTTACTTCATAGGCCCCTGGCCTTTTTACCAGGATACAGTCATGAAGGTTATATTTTAATTCATCCCCATCATTTAAAGAGATAAAGGTTAATGTATGGCCAGAGTTTTTTGTTGTTGTGGTTGTTGTTACACTTCTCTTTCCACCCATGAGTGATTCAAATAAAACGTGACCTCGTGGTTCAACGCCAGCATTTTTTCCGGCCTTGTACTCCATCGGAATGGTTCCTGTAATGGTCTTTAAACCCAGTCTTGGTTCCACGGCCTCAATGGTTGAGGTGAGCGTGCTTCGCTCAATTTCTTCGCGCTGAAGCTGAAACTCTAAACCATCTTGAAGTGGTTCAAGGGCCTCTTCTACTAGAGTCTCGGGCGCATAAACACCTTCAGTAATTTCTTTTACGATATAGAGGCTTGATTGCCCTTTAACTAGAGTAGACATTTATGAAGCTCCTTTCACTGAATTTCTATAAATAATTGGGTATGTAAAAATAATTGATACCGATCGGCCATTTGGTTTTATCTCAGGTGCGCTGAATGAAGGCGGTTCAATTAAAAGAATATTTTCAAAACGCCTTAAGCTAATTTCTTTTTGGATCTTTTCATTGTCCCGGTATATCTCATCAACCGCATCCCTTAGCCTTTTGTCATTGGACTCCGAGGCAAAATACTCACGGCAAATTTCAATTTCAAAATCTTGAGTAAGAGTTACTGAGTGATTCGTCCCGCTAATGGGATTGGCCCTACCAGGGCGGATGGCATAAATGTGCGCTTCTCTGGTAGCAGCATTTCTTTCAAGGTCAAAATAATAAGATGATTTATAAAGGGATGGAACCGCTGCCTCAACACTTGCTTCTAAAAAAGAGATGATCTTTTTGACCGAACTACTCACGTCGTAGCCTCGTGAACTGAATGGCCACGTCTTCGCCTTCATTTATCTTTCCATCATCATTAGAGTCAATGGTGAAGAGTTTATCATTTAGGCTTTCAAGATATTTCTGAAAATAACGCTGGGACTTTTGAGAGTAGCCATCATTGTCATCTTTAGAGATATAATCAAAAATTAAATGAAGGGCATAATACTTAGAGGCATTTTTAAATTCCTCAATATCAAGGAGATCAAACTGATCCACGTTCTTAAGGTTTAAAACATTATTACTAGTCACAGTTTGTCTTATCGTCTTCCCTGAATTTCTTAAATACTGCACCACATGGCTTGTTGCCTCTTGATGAAAAGCAATCCATGAATCAAGTCCATTCGGAAGGTAGGATTGAAGATTGGGGACAAAAGATAAGTCCCTATCATTTGATAAAACGAGGTTAATCCCTTTGATAAAAAGCTCACCCGGGTTTGAGGTCGTGACCTTAACCCAATGGAGAGTTTTTCCAAAAAGATTTTTTGAAACACTCAATGCTTCAGAAAAACGAACTGGACCTGATCTCCCCAGGCCATAGGTTAAATCCTCAAGCTCTGAAACTGGTATGAAATTCTGTCCATTATAGAATTCAACCTCAAGGGTCTCTTCGCTATCAGTATCAACCAATTCAATATAGAAATTTTTAATCGGCTTATAGTAACCAATGTAAATTTCACCCTCATCAAGGTCAATGATTTTCTCTTGCGCCGAAAAGTCATTCATCTTAAGAGTGTAGTCAATATTGTTATGAAAAACCGTTAGCCTCATTCTTCTCTCTTTTGGCCCCCGAGAAAATATGCTTTTTTAAGGCCATCCTCCCAGGGGTATATGCCAAGCGCCGAGCATCCGTGCTGGCGCCTGAAACATAAAATTAATTAAGCCTTTTTAAAAGCAAGAGCAGATTTTCCACTTCCAAGAATCTGAAGTCCCTTAACACCAAAAAGCTGGTCTAGAACTTTTCTCTCAGAAGATGAACCAAATTCAATCGCTGGCTGAGAAGCAAGTTTTGGAGCGGCCTGGAATCCAAGGGCAAGTGCCTCTGGGTGATAGCAGAAAAAGCCTTCCATCCCTGCGTGCTCAATTACATTTAGGCCAAAGACTTTTCCAACCACTCCGGAAGGAAGAGCACTCACGCCATATTTTTCGGCACTAATGAAGTCATCAATCTTTAAAAGGTTTGCATACTCAGTAGTGTCAACGATTAGATAGCACTCCATTGGGTCTACGTGAGTCTCAACCATCGATTTTCTAAGCTCAACGATTCCATCTTTTGTAAGCCCGCCTTCAAATGGAGCATCTTGAGCAACGAGACCAAGCTCGGCCAGGATGCACTCATCCACGAATCTTCCATGGGCCGCAGCTGCGCGAACGGCCAGGTCGGCCTGCCACATAACTGAAGATTGAAGCTCATCCATAGAGTCAATGATCCAAGAGCAGAAAGCATTTTTTTCAAGATTTAAAGTGTCAATTGTAGAAGAGATTGACTGCGCCTCTCCCTTTGTTCCCGATGCACGGTTTGTTACTGTGAAAGAAGAAAACTTAGGGAAAGAGACAGATTTAAAACCTGGCTTAGCGTACTTAGAAACATCAAATACAGTTCCGGCAAGCTTGGCACGAAACTTAAGTTCTCTCTGAACTTTTTCGGCAATCGCAGCTGCTTTAGTTGCATCAATTTGTGGGGCATGGATAATTTGATCGGCCATTAGTTACTCCTAAAATGTTTTTTATTCGCCATAAATCAGGCGGTTTAATTCTTCGTCAGACATAGCTTTTAATGACTTCTGAGTTACGTTCGTTCCATTTGGGCGAGTTCTATCTACCCCCGCTTGCGTACTGTTACGCTTAAAATAGGGACGCTTCTCAAGAATAGTGTTCATGGTGTTTTTAGCAATTTCTTCATCAACTGAAAGATTCTCTGGGTCTATCCCTTCTGAGATCATTTTTTTAAATTCAGGTAGGACAAGAATGTCTTCAAGGTTATGAACGTCTTTGGCAAATTTAGAGATCGTGAGGCGGATGTTTTGATCAAGGGTTTTATTTTTTAGTGCCTTGTTCTCCTTCTCAAACCTCTCGCGCTGCTTTCGTTCATATTCTATTTGGGCTTTCTCATCTCCGGATGACTCAAGTTTTTTCTTCTCAATCTCATCAAGCTTGGATTTATACTCATAAGCTTCTTTCTTGTGGCCCTTCGACTCTTCCAAGAGGCGCTTATTAGTGGATTCCAATTGCTCAAGCCGCTTTAAAACCTCACTCACATCAACCTTTTCATAGTGGCCTTCGCCCCCTGATTGGTTACTGGCCGAACCTTCGTTCGCTGCATTATCACTCATGTCTGATCCTCCATGAACTAGAACGAGTCGTTATGGCTTTTCTGTCAACCAAGATTTTTAAAGGATGCTTTTTTTCACTGCGTCTTTTAGTGCTTTTAAAATACGGCGGAGAATATTGTAGTTAAACTCCTCGCCCTGGTTGGTAGGAAGGAGTCTTCGGCGAACCTTATTCTTACCGACCCCAATGAAGTTATGGATCTCGGATAGGCTATAGCCATTGAAGTTTGAGGGATCGTTAAATTCAATGATTGGATTGTAAGAGCGTTTATTCAGCCGGATGAAAGAGAGCATCTTTCCCGAGAGCTTAAGGTTTACCGGGCTTACCCGCTTTTTTACGCCCATGCCTTTTTCAAAACTTTTTACAGTTTTAGTTCGGCCTTTTTTGACCGTGCCATCTTGGTTATATTTTATTCCAGTTGATGAAATTTCAGGCGGTCTGATAGGGATCACTTTCCCATTCTTAGTAAAAAATCTCACCTTGCCTTCAATTTGATCTTTATAACTTTGTGAGTATTCGGGTTGTTTCTCCCCCTTCACCGGAGAGTTACCGGCGAGGATAGTTTTTAAAATCTCTTGAGGAAGAGTTTTCTCAAGATTGTCTTTAAACTGATCCCGTGCCTTATCAAGAAAGCTTACAATTTTAAGTTTTTTAACAAATTTAATTGGCATTAACCAATCTCCTCGGCCTCATCAATGTTTCTTTGAACCTCAGAAACATAGTCATCAATGAGCTCAAGAATCCCATCCATGATCTCCGAAGCAAAATACTGCCCCGAAGTCGGAATAAATTGCCGCTTGGGAGCTTTCCCATCTAAAAAGGGGTGCCCCTCAAAACCAGTGTTGTGGCCATAGGCCTTGGCAGCTTCCTCATCATCATCAAAAATGCCAATCCTGATTTTATCCGCCTCCACTTCCATCTCAAGAGCGCGAAGCATACTGCCAGATAAATCCAAGTTGGCCTTACGGTCCCCAAACTTTTCATCATCGGCATATTTTTCGGAAAGACTCTTAAACGGCTTACCAGTTATAGGCGAGATCCCCTGGCCCACGTAATCAAGAATCTCGGAGAAAATATATTCCCCCACTTCATTCATGAGCTCTTCCCGCTCATCACCGTCAAGCCATCCGGGAAGACTGGGAAAGATGTCCGTGTAAATCTTTTCTTTATCAAAATTAGATTTGATTTTGATTTTGGACATTGTTTACCGTTTCATTTGATTTTAATGATTTTAACTTATCGGCCTTGGCCTTCGCCTCTTTTTCAGTCAGATTGGGGTCCACTTCGAGCATCAACTCCCAATCCTCCCAAAGGCCCAATTCTTTTTTCTTCTTAAGGTTATCAAGCTTCTCAGAATCACTGGTGAGAATTTTAGGGCGAGAGAATTTAACTTTTATTTTTTCAGAGGTGAACGTATAAATCCCGTCACGAAGGTTCATGTTTTTAATGAGCTGAAAAACACTGTTTTCAACCCGTCCATAAATGTCTTTATTGTCCTCAATGATGGATTCGACATCGGCGCTGGCCAATAGCCTCTCAAAACCAGAAGAGAACCTTTCACCGCCCTTAATGACTCCATTGGTGTTCATGCCATGCTCATCTAGGATCATCATCATGTAGGTAAGAATTGAATCCTTATGGCCCTCTAGATTAGGAGAGGGAGAAATATAGCTTGCTTCCGTTTTGGGGCGGTCGGGTTTTTCTGATTGCGGAAGATTAATGGCCGTCATGAGTCCATGTGTGACCCACTCAATCTTATCTGTTTTAGGGTATTTTAAAACTAACTGCCCTATTTGCATATTCCCTGAGGTTAAGTAAACAGAGAGGTTCGTATTAAGCTCTATGGTTTGTCTTGGAAGAGAGCTTGAAATGGGATAAACACCGGCGGCATCAAATGGAACATAGATAAAAGGCATCTCACCAAAGGGGTTAATCATCTCTGGGTTATCTTCAATCGGCACGAGCTCAAAACTTTTATAATCTTTAGTTTTTATTTTAAGGTGATTCTCATCACTCCATAGTGTCCAGTAATCATGCCCATCAATTTTTCCAACCGGAATTGACCAAGCATAAATCTCGCCATTAATGTCCCGGTGAACGCAAAATTCATAAGGGGCGAGTGCCCAGAAGTGAAACTTATCTTTAGTCGCATCATCAATGAATAACCTCTCTCTAATTACACCCAAGGCAGCATACTTGTGGCGGTTTTTATAAAGGTCTAAAACCTTCATGGCATCATTGAAGCTTCCCTCTTCCAGGATAGAATTATAAAGATCCGTCTCTTGCTGCTTATCTAATATCCTCACCGGAGGTTTAACATACGCCTTGGATTTTTTATCAGTAATTTTTCTATGAATATTATAATCGGCCACATTGTAACAGTCCCAGGTCTTTGGGTACATGGAGCGCAGCCTCTCTCTCACATAATGGTGAAGATTTCCCTCATAAATATCAGCGTTCATGAGTTCATCATTTCGCCTTTTAATTTCCGCTTCAGAGTTTAATTCATTTAAAATATCCAAAATTGCAAATGTGTCTAAATTCATGTTTAACCTTAGGAAAGTTTTATAACCGATGTTTCCATATCATATTCAAAGACATAATCGGCCCAATAACCGATGGCAGTGGTTACGTGTTGATAAGGGGCCGAGGGTCCATCTTCTTCCACTAATCCGCTCCCTTTTTTAAGTTTTGTCAATCTAAAGCCTTCGTCCGCAATCGCGGCGTCGTGGTAGATATAAAACCTCACCTCACCAAGGTCGTTCATAAAAAGAGAGTTCATGCGGTTGTGTCTTCTTCTAATTGGGGGATTGGAGCGTGGGACATCAATGGAGAATTCTAAACTAGACCCATCTTTTCTTTTATAGTTTGAAATAAAGTCTTCAATAATATCCCAGTCTGATTAAATTGATCGGGTGTCATTGGCGCGACCTGAAGCATCACCGTAAAAAAAATAACTCGTCCGGTGTTCAAAAATTCCATCATCGGCCATTTCATCCAAGATTTGGGAGGTTCTAAAACCCTCAATCACGTAAGTTTTGGCGACATGATA